TGCACCCAGCGGCGCTCCTCGTCCTGCATCATCTGCCAGCGGCCGGCGAGCCTCATCTCCTCGACCGTCCTCATCCGCGCATCGGATGGCCCCGTCCCCGTGTATCCACGGCGGAACGCCGAGCCCGTGGGCTCCAGGCGCCTCGACCGTATCTGCAGCCGGCGCAGGAACATCGGCAGCCGACCACCGGCCGCACCCCGCGCCTGCTCCTTGACCGTCCGAAGCACTTCCGTGGGCGTCGCCCCCGATATTTGTGTGCCTGTAATACCCATTTTCAGCGCACGTGCGGGCGTCATGCCGGGTATCGTCTTGAGTGCCGTCCGCATCCCCTTCGTGATGGCCTGTGCGGTGCCGGGCGCGATGACATCGCGGTTTATAAGCTTCTCGAACGCAGGCTCCATGACCTTGAACGTGGTGGCCCATTCCTGCATCCCGAGGTTCTGCGCCCGCAATATTTTCAGCTGCGCCTCGGCGTTATCGCGGATGGTTTTCAGATGTTTCGTGGGGTCCTGCATGACCTTCCCGAACTGCTCCTTCAGGTCCGTCGGCCCGACGCTTTTGATCTCGCGATAGGCGCTCTCTATCTGGTCCAGCTTGCTCAGAAGCGGCTTGATGTCGCTCACCACGCGCTTCGTCGTCAGCTCGGCCACCGCCTCCATGTCGCCGCGCCGGCGGGCCTTCCTGCGCGCCTTGCTGACCGCGTCGCCTATCTGGTCGGCCAGCTCGCCGTTCTCCATCAGCTCTTTCATGCGCCGGAGCTGCGGGAAAGGATTGCGCGCGGTCGGCTCACCGGCCCCAAGGCCGCCGCCCATCGACAGCTCGCGCATGAGTATCTGCTGGTGCTTCAGCGCCCGGGCCGGGTTGGCCACGATGCCGCTGTAGCCGGTCGCCAGTGACAGCATGCTCGGCAGGTCGCGACCCCACGACTGGGCCGATGCGCCGGCCCGCGTCAGGTATTTCACGAACCGCTTCAGCTTCTCGCCGCCCAGCTTGCCCTTGGCTATGGTCCGCTCCAGCATACCCTGCAGACGCCACGCGCCGCTGGTGCCCGCAAATTCCTGGTCGAACATGTTACGCAGGCGCGCCTGGATGGTGGCCAGCATCTGGGGCTGCAGCGTCGTCATGCTGGCGTGCCGCATGGCGGCACGCATGCTGGCCAGCCGCTCCCGCCTCGACCACTGCTGGCCGCTCAGCACGGACCGCACGACCTCCTGGCTGGCCAGCTGCTCCTGTGGCTTGACCGGAAAGTTCTTCATCGTCTGGAATATATCGCGCTTCGTCTGCGCCCAGTTGTCGCCGGCCGCCACGGTCTGGAGCTGTATCTGGCTGAACGCATCCACGATGTTGTCCGCGCTCTGCTCCACCTGCTGCATCTGCTCCACCCACGCCTGCGTGTAGCCGCCGATGGCGTCCATCACGGTGGAGATGCCCTGGAAGGTGATATAGGCCCCCGCCAGGTGCTTGGCGGAGGTCATGATGCTGTTAAACCACTTTTTGCTGCTCTTGTTCAGCTTCTGCTGCTGGTTGTCGATGCGCTTCACCTGGCCCGCCACGCCGCGGATTTCCCGCACGGCCTGGTCAACCTTCGCCTCCAGCTCCATTTCTTTGCGGGCCATTACATTCCGACTCCCACTCTTTCCAGTATCGCCACATCAGCCCACGTCGGGCAGTAGCGCGGGGCCGCGCCCCGCATCCACGCCGTCAGTTCTGCCCGCCGCCGTCTCCGGCTGTGGTGGCATCTGACCCCTCTGAACTCGAACCCTTTTTTTTAGCCTCGGGCTTCTCGTCCACGTCGGCCATCATCTGGATGTAGGCCGGCACGTCGATGATGCTGACCGACACGTTCATTCGGTTCGCGGAGGATATGAGCCCCAGGGCATTCACCTCCTCGCGACACACCCGGTAGTTTATGTTCAGCACCCGCACGATAATGTGCAGCCCCATCCGCGGTATCTGCACCTCCTGCTCGCGCTCGCCGTCCTCCCACGCCTTCAGCGTCTCGTAGTAGGCGTCGGCGAACTCCTCCGTCTCCTCGAACAGGTCGCGGTATTCGGGCCTCACGCGGGACTGCTCCTCGCCATCCGGGCCCAGGGTCAGCGTGCAGGGTATGGTGCCCGGGCTGCCGTCCCAGCGGCGCACGGGCGGGATGAGCCACTCATCCCCGTCGGCCAGCGTCACGGTGTATCCGTCCACCGGGTTGGGTCTGCGCAGGTCCTCCTCGCCCGGCTTCTGGCCGTCCCACCAGCCGAGCCACCACTGGGTCTGTCCGTCCGGCACGGCGGGGGCGGTCCACACCTGGTTTTCGGGGACGTAGGTGCACTCGTCCCCCTGCGTGAAAATATGGACCCGGCAGGTGCTCTCCGCCTCATCCGGCTCACACAGACGGCCGTCGGCGTCCAGGGGCACGGATGCGCCGCCGCGCTTCCACTCGGACGTTGCGCGCCTGTGCAGGTCGAACCGTTCTTTTTTCGGGCCCGGCGCGCCGTCTCCGGGCAGCATGTACAGGAAGTGTCCCATTAGCTGATTGCCGTGGCTGTGTTTATGGTGAGTATGTCGTTGCTGCCGTCGTAGGCTGGCGTGACTTCAAGCGGCACAGTCGCCGCATCGCCCTGCGACCAGTCCTGGTCCCCGGGCTGCACGATGCCCTTGTTGACGGTTATCTGGATGTGCTTCGAGTCGGCGTCGGGCACCTGGCCCGCCCCGTCGTCCACCCGCCGCAGGTAGATGTCCAGGGTGGTAATGTCGGCGCCCAGTATGCCGGTCGTGCCCAGTACGTCCGCCTTATCGACGGTGATGGTGATGGTCGGGCGGCGCTGCACGATGCCCACGTAGGAGGGGAACATCTCTCCGCTGTCGGCGCGCACCTCTTCCTGCAGCCCGAAGTCGATGGATATATCATTCGGCCGGAGGTCCGTGCCGTTCAGGCTAACCGGCCCCAGCTTGTATTTCCTGGAGGCGCTGGGCGTGTCGCTCATCGACTGCCCGGTGTTCATGATGACCGGGTCGTTCCCGTCATCGGGGTCACTCAGCAGCATCTCTATGTCGATGGTCGCCTCGCCCTGGCCCTGGCTGGCGTTCAGCGTCCGGGGCACCACCAGCCCGTCGCGGAACTGCACGTTGATGTGCGAGCTGCCGCGGACCCCCTTGTGCGCCATCTCCTGCAGCCACGCCTTGCAGCCGTGCTTGATGGGGCTGCTGGTGCCGTTGTAGGTGATGGGCGCGCCGTCCAGGGCGATGTTGTCCAGCACCTTCTGCAGGTTCACCGCCGTGATGGTCATGGTGGGGTTCGCCGCCTGAGTGCCCACCATGGTGGGGTTTGGCTGGCCGGACCCGGCGTTCACCAGGTTGTCCAGCCCCGGCGTAAAGCCGTGGGACTGCACCTGGTAGAGGTCCAGGTCCAGACCATCGTCGCTCAAAAAATCCACGTAGCTCAGCGTATGAACTGTTTTCGCCATTGTCAGCCCCTCATATCGGTTTCATCTCGCCCGTCAGCCGCCCTTTGCGCAGGTTGAGCTGCCGCTCCAGCGACCTGTCGATCACCCGCGCAAGCGCGTTTATCTCCCGTTTGTTGACCGCAACAACTTCCTTCCACGCCTTGTATTTCGTCTTCTGGTCCAGCGCCTTGATATACTGCGGCAGGGTGAACTTCACGCGGGCCTTCGTGCTCGTCCCGCTGATGCCGGCCCACTTGTCCCCGCTCACGTCCTCCACCGAGCTGAGCGCCTGCGTCTCGGCCCAGCCCGTCTCGTGCAGCGGCTCCCTGTCCCGCCGCACCTCCTTCTGCTGCTCGGGGTCGTACCACGTGTATGAATGGCGCTGCTTGTAGAGGCCCGTGCCCTCGCCCCTGTAGCGGTAGTATGCCGCGCTCTGGTAGTGAAGACGGGCATACGTCTGGTGCCAGTGGCGGGCCCCCTCTTTTAGGGCCTTCTTCATCGCCCGCTTCACCACCCTGTCCGGGTCGCGCAGGAACTCGGACAGGTATATGCGTATGCGCCATTTCGGCGTCCGCGCCATTCACTGGCTCCACTGTATTTCGACCGGTAAAACCATCTCCAGCGGGTCGGATGCCGTCTCGCCCTCCGACCGTGGAGGCATGCTCGGCCCGCGGTCTATCATCCACCGGTCTATGAACAGATACCCGTTCGTGCCCGCCAGTTCCTCCACGTCCACCATGATCGGCTCGACCTCCGAGACGATCCACTTCTGCGCCACACGCTCCCACTCATCCTGGTCCCTGTAGGTGTCCGGCACCAGGTCGCCGAACATGACCTCCAGCCGCCCGCTGTGCATCCAGGTGCTGCCTATATCGCGGCAGTCGCCCTCCACCGCCGGCCGCCACCTGATGACGGCCACCGGATAGACCGGCGCTCCGCCCTCGTCCTTCTCCTTCAGATACCACTGGAACACATGGTCCCGCGCATCGTCCGACGTGCTGACTCCGCACCAGTCCTGCCACGCCTGGCAGTTGGCCAGCAGCGTCTCCATCGCCTCCAGGGGGCCGCCTATGGGGCCATCCGGCGACAGCGCCATTTAGCGCCTCCTCCGCGCACCCTCGTGGGTGCGTTCCTCGAAATTCTTGAACTTCAGCGTTAGCTCCCTCATGCCCATCCGATGCTCCCGCTTGTCCACGTGGAATCGCGCCGTCGAACCATCCCCTGCATCTATCAGCATGGCATCGCCGCGCCGCGGGTCCGGGTAGTCCCCGGCCGAGACGTGCACCACGCGCACGCGCTGCTCGACCATCCCGTCCTCGTCGCCGATGATGTCCATCGGCTGGCCCTGCGCCACCACGTTGACGCCGGTGATGTGTGTGCCGTCCACGGTCTCAATGTCCACCTCTTCCCCGAACTCATCGGGGTTGGTGAATATGTCCCGGTCCTTCTTTATCTCGTCTTTCAGTGTCATCTGACCGTTATCTCCCGCGGCCCGGAGGGACGCGGAGTTTCCGCGCCCCGCGGCCGCAGAACGTCACGTCAGAGTCGAGGATCAGGAGCTGGCATACGCCTCGGCGATGAACTCAAAGTAGCCGGGGCCCACGCCGCGCCAGGCGTCCACTCCGTAGTGGTGCACCTTGTCGTCCTGCTCCAGCTCGCTGCCCTCGCCGATCACGTCCAGGTCCGGCTCCGTGCCTTCCTCCTGCTGCCGGATCATCGGCTTGAGCTGCGCGTCGGTCCGCACCACGTAAAGCCCTCCGCCGTCGCTGGCATTGGGCATGTCGCTGCCGCTGAACCGCGGAGAGGTCGCCATGGATATGCTGAATCCGCTCCCCTCCAGGGGGTTTTCCGAGTCCTGCCCGTATCCCCTGTCGGAAATGGCCGTGGCCACGTGTCCCATGATTTCCACGGGCGTGATCACGACGAAGTTCCGGGCGGATTCGTTCAGGTATTCACCGCCATCGTCGGTCATCTGCAGCAGCTGTTGGATGCCGCCCATGATGACCGCCGCGGCATCTTCGGCGCTGCTGATCGAGGTTGACCCAACCGACGATACCGCCACGGTGTTGGACACGCGGTGGCTGCCGCTGATGAGGTAGTGGCCGTCGTAGGCGGTGGGGTTGTCCAGCAGCGTCTGCATGACCAGCCCGTTCCAGTGCGTCACGGTTCGCCTGGCCAGCTCCCGGATGCGCACCTCCGCCTGGGACGTCTTGTCCCGGCGAATCACGGACACCGGCATCTCGATGCCCGCCTCGTGGTGCACGTTCCGAATCTGGACGCTTTCCTCGGAGAGCCCCACGTAGTTGCGGCCTTCGCCCCACTCGCTCATGGACGGGACCTGGCCGAGCCACGCGTATTCCTCCGTCTCCTCGTCTGACCGCGGATTGAGCCAGGTCAGCGGCTCGACGTATGGAGCCATGCTGAGATTGTCGAGGGTCAGGTAAAACTCGCCCCGGATCTGCTTTTCTGTCACCTTCGTAATGGCCATCTGTTTCCCTTTCTATGGTGTAACGACCGGCTGGAGGGCTGGCCCCAGCCGGCCGCCCACGATGCCCGGATGGCCTGTCCGGGCTTGTTCAGTTTCTACTGCACGGGCTCGAAGTGAACCAGTGCGAGATTCGCGCTCGCGTCCAGCACCTTGTAGATGGTGCCCACGCGGCAGTTCGTCGTTCCTTCCGTTTTCGTGTAGGTGTCGTCATCCGAGGCATACAGGGCCGTGCCCTCGTCGCCGTCGGAAACGCCTCCGTCCACGGTCACCTTCGCCATGTAACCGTTGCCGTATTCGCCCCGGCGCACCTGCACGTCCTTGTCCCCGGCGCTCCCGGCGGAGTTGTCCACCTCTTCCAGCGAATGTCCGGCGAACGGGTTGCCGCTGGCCGAACACTTCTGGACATCTCCGCTGGAATTGAACTCCAGCGCGGAGCCCTCATATACGTGCTGATTGGTCAGCGACAGGTCGCCCCTGTCGCTCGGAGACCATTCGAGCTGCACGTTTTCACTCAGTGCCATGTGTCTGTCCTTTCATCGGTAAAGTGCACAAATCACGCGGGACGTTACGCGGACCGGTCCCGTTTTTCGACTGCCTTGAACGTCTCCAGGTCGCCGTATTCCTCTCTCGCTTCGGGGCTCATCTCTTCCCACTCGGCCTCCAGCTCCTCATCGCTCGTTCCGCCGGTGGGCGTGTCAGTGCCTGTGCCGTCCGTGTGACCGCCCTCGACGGCGCCCTGGCGGCGCTCCTCCAGCTCTTCCTCCTGCTCCTGCACCTTCTCTTCCAGCTGCTCGATGCGTTCCTCTTTGGCCTGCATGGCCTCCGCGGCGGTGTCCGTCAGGCTCTTGCCCTCCTTGAAGGCACTGACGGCCATCTCGTGGTCGCCGCCCGCGGCCTGCACGTAATCGTCGATAGTGGCCTCCTCGGACGCCTTCTCCTCGTCCGCCCCGGTCGTGACGCCGTTCGGCAGGACCTGTGCCAGTACCTCGTCGGTCGCTTCCGAAAGAAACTCCCCGACTGCCTCTACCTGCTCGTCGCGCTCCAGGTCTTCAAGACCCATGGCGTTCTCCTCATCGGAAGTATCGCTGTCTTCGTCCCACCCGTGCCGGCGCTCGTGCCGTTCCAGGTGGCCGCGAATCGTGTCCTTCTCGCTTTCCGTCAGTCCATCCGTCCGCCCCAGGTATGCCTTCGCCGCCTCCACTCCGGTTTTCACGACCCGGTGCTCGCCGTCCCCCTCATGGTGCTGCAGCTTCACGTCCACCCAGTCCAGGTTCTCGTCCGGCACGTCTTCCCGCACGGCGCCGCTCATCGTGATCATCGCGTCGTCGTCCGGCTTGTCCACCTTCTGCTTCTCTGCGTCCGCGTCCCATTCCTGGTCCTCGGGCGCGGCCGGCACGCCGTCCGGGTGGGCGCGCTCGAACGTGACCGGCTCAAAGCTCTCGCTGCCCTCCTGCGCGGCGTAGCCGCTCATGGACCGCGCCCCCGGGATGATGCCGTCGGTCGCCTCCCGGGTCAGGTCCAGCGGTCCGATGCCGTCTATCAGTCCCAGGTCCTCTGCTTCCCCGGCCAGCCACAGGCGTCCGGTGGCCAGCTCGTCCACCCGCCCAGGGTCCATGCCGCGGCCCTGGGCTACCGAGCCGACGAACATGTCCGCCATGCCGTCCACTATCTCCTGGTACGGCTCAAGCTGCTCATCGGTTATCTCCGTCCCCGGCTGTCCGACCCCCTTGTGGGCCCCGCTCTTTATCTGCTTGACCTCCACGCCCTGGTCCTTGTATCGCTCGCTGCTGTCCACCAGCGTCCTCAGGATGCCGATGCTGCCGACCCGTGCCGTCCTGTTTGCCTCTATCATGTCCGCCTGGCTGGCGATCCAGTATGCCGCGCTTGCGCCCATGTTTTCTATGTATGCACGCACCGGCTTCGAGGCCTCCGCGACCCTGTCTGCCAGCCTCTGCGTGGGGCTCACGAACCCGCCGGGGCTCGTGATGTCAAGCAGGATGGTCTCGATGTCACTGTCCTCCTCCGCCGCCGTGATCTGGCGTTCAACCTGCCTGGTCGAGGTGGCCGCCGTGCCGAAAAGGGCAAATATCCACGGCACCTCCGCCATCAGCACCCCGTGCAGCGCCACAATAGCCGTGTCATTCACCACCTGGTAATCGTCCGCATCATCCTCGTCGTCTTCGTCCTGCTGCAGCGCCTCCTGCTTGATGGCCCGCAGGCTCATGTCCCAGGTGCACAGGTCATGGACGAGCTGGCGGTTGCGGTCGGGCTCCATGGCCCACAGGTCGTTGACGAATCCCAGTATGCTTTTCATACAGCCCCCTATACGCTCAGCGAGCGCCGGTACGCCTCGCGGTCTATGATTTTGTCTCCGTCCTCCAGTCCGTGCTTTTCCGCCAGGCCATCGACCTTTTCCAGAGTGTCCGCATTTTCCGCCACAACGTCTTCAATCCTCTTGCCCTTCAGCGCCACCTCATCCCGCCACGACGACAGGCCGTTCTCCACGGCCATCTTGGCGGCCCGCACCTCGTCCAGCGGATTTATCCATTCCCAGCCGGGTATAATCCACGAATGCGCCCACGCGTCCGCCCGCTCGCCGTCCTCCGTCCGGGGCGGCCGCAGGTCCCCGTGCTTGATGAACTGGCTGATCTTCCACCTGTAAACCGGCCGGAAAAAATGCTCCACCAGGAACATCTGGTCGCGCCGGAACGTGCGATATGCCTGCAGCATCGCGCTGCGGGCGGTGCTGTAGCTGGTGGCGCCCCATGAAAACATCTCCAGCGGGATGCCCAGCGCGAACATGCAGATGCGCGCCTGCGCCTCGAAAAAGTCGCCGTACTGCGCCGGCGGCTTTTTCGGGTTTATCACCTTCGGCTCCCCCTCCGTGCGGGAGCCGCGATAGATCATGCCGGGCTCCATCTGGTTGTGCTCGTATCCGCTGTCATCCCCGTCATCGTCCGGGTGACTCGTGGTAAAATCATTGTCGGAGCCGTAATCGCTGGGGACCCAGATGCCCGCGCAGGCCGCCACGTGGGCGCCCATGAGCTCGGCCTCGCTGTACTGGTTCATCATCTCCAGGTCGTCCAGAACCGGGGCCAGCTCGCTCACGCCGCGCGTCTGGCTTGCGCGCCGCTTGCGGAATATGTGCATCATGTCCATCCGGTGCACCCACTGGCCGTCGTTCGTCCTGACCCGGTAGCCCCTGTCGCTGTAGGGCGCAATCCAGTAGCGCATCGGCCGGCCCGACACCCGGGCGTGCTGTATGCCAAACCGGACCTCGCCCGGCACCTCGTCCGTATGCCCGTAGGGCTGCACCAGCCGCTCGGCGTCCACCTGCTGCAGCTTGCCGCTCACGGGGCTTTTGCTCAACATCAGCGGCAGGGCCTCGCCCGCCACCTTCCATTCCTTGTAAACCGTCGCAGCCATGTCCCGCAGCGTCTGGTGGCCGTACACGTCGCATTCCCTGCGGGCCCAGTCGTTCAGCCGGGCGGTCGCCATCTGATTCCACTCTTCGTCCGGTGTCTTCGGCCGCACCTGGAAACCCGTCGGGTCCTCCTGGTGCCCGAGCACGTTGTTGGCACCCAGGCGTATCATGCCCTTCACGAAGCCATCGTTGCGCACGGCATCGCGGCACTCGGACCGCAGGCGCTCACGGTCGTATTCGTCGTGGAAGTCCGCGCTCTGGTCACCACCGTAGCCCCGGCCGCGGCCCCGCCTGTCGTTCTGCGCGGCCCGGTAGCTGCGCATCCCGGTACGGGCGGCCATGCGGCTCATGCCCCACGACGGGCTGACAAGCCCGACGGCGCGGTCCACCGCATATCCCAGTTTGTCGGCCCAGGTTGTCTCCATTCTGCGCGTCATAACCCGCCCCTGTTATCGGCCACCGTGATTCGACCGCCGTCCTTGCGCTGCACCGCCGTCTCGTAGTGATCAATCAGGTCCTCTATCCGCTCCAGCTGCTCCGTTGTGGCCTCCACCCGCTTGCTTCTGCCCTGTATCTCGTATTCGACGTAATCGTCACCGGCCTCGATGGCGTCGGTCAGCCGATCGCGGGCCTCCTTCAGCTTCTCCAGCTGTTCTGCGTCGCTACGCGGCATTCCTCACTCCTTTCCCTGCACGGAGCCCAGCCACGAGTCGTCCCCCCTGCGCCGGGCCCGCCGCAGGCGCACAAAATAGTCGTCCTCGCCCTCTTCCTCGCGCCGCTTCTGCTCCCGGCGCGCCTTCCGCGTGGCCATCTTTTTGTTCGCGTCCGCCTCTTCCCGCGTGCGCTCCAGGCCGGCCAGTATGGCTGCATACTCGGCATATACCGCCGCGTGCAAAAAATCGTCCTTCGCATCGTCGTCCTTCTGCCAGCTCACCTTCTGGTTGCCGTACTTCCCCTTCTTCACCACGCGCCGGTTGGCCGTCACATGGTTGATATACTCCCTGTCCGCGGAACCACGAATACTCACCCCGGCGAACGCCTCTTCGCCGACGAAGCGCCCGATGGCCCGGCTCATAAACTCCGTGCGGTCCAGGAAGTGTATGCGCACGGCGTAGCGGTCGCTGCTCCGCACCTTCGTGAACTCGCCCTGGGGAGTGGTGCCGTAGCGTGCAGGTATCGACCATCCGGGATGCTTCTCGCACCACTGGTAGGTCCGCCAGGTCTGATACTGGCTGTCTATGCAGACGGGCGAGACCTTCAGCTCTCGGTCGTCCTCGGTCTCCACCCGGTAGCTTCGCAGCACGTCCTTCAGGCGCTCCCAGCCCTGCACGGTGCCCCAGTCCCAAAGCAGTTTCCGCCCGCGGGACGTCCAGGCTGAGATGTCGTAGTAAAACCACTCGCCGTGCTGTATATCGACGCCCGCCGTCACAAAACGCGTGTCCTCCGGCGCCAGCTCCTCCGGCTCCAGGACGGCCTTGTCCTGCACGTCCTCTTCGATGACGGCCTGCTCGGAGGGCGTGAACGGCTCGCCCAGAACCTCGTTGAAAAACACCTGCTCCTGGCTTTCGGTCTGGCACTGCGCCCACTCCATTGCCAGGCCGGCTATCGTCTTTCGCACGTCGTACAGCCGTGATATGTGAAACCCCAGGAAGGGCCTTTTCTCGGCCTCCTCGGGCTCCAGCGTGGTGCGGAACTCCCCGTCGGGTATCGCCCTGCGCCGCTGTCCGTCCGTGATCTCCTCCCGGCATCCCTCGCACCTGTAGTGCGCCTGCTCGGGCCGGCCCGGCGGATACTGCACCTGCGAGAATTTCAGCCACTGCCACGTCCCGCAGTGCGGGCACTCGATGTGATATCGCCTCTGGTCCGTCTGGTTGGCCCAGATGCGGCTGATGCCGGCCTTCTCCAGCGTCGGCTTCCCCAGGCCCAGTATCCAGCTGCGGGTGAAACTCTCCGTGCGGCTCTGGGCCATCTTCCACGGGTCCCCCTCCCCCGCGATGCTGCGCATCATGTCCAGCTCGTCCACCGTCACCATCCAGTAGGGATGGCTCTGCAGCTTCGTCGTGCTGCCCCCGCCGTAGATGCGCCATCGGCCTCCGGCAAACTCTTTGGAATAGGTCTTCTCGCCCTCGGTGCGGCCCAGGAAAAACTTCTGTTTCAGCCGCGGGCAGTTGCGGATGGCATACGAGATACGGTCCGCCTCGAACTCCTTGGCCTCCTGGTCCGTGCTCATCAGATACAGCATCGGGCCGGGCCGCTGGTCCGCCGCCCAGCAGTTCACGGCCAGCGCCGCCGTGCTCACGCCCATCTGCGTCGCCTTGATGAACACCGCGCCCTTCTTCTCCGGGTGGTCCACCACGGCGTCCATGTAGGCGGGCTGCCAGGGCCACAGGTCCACCAGGCCCGGCTGTTCGGCGGTCCCTGGCTTTATGCGGTAGTGTTTTTCCGCCCATTCGGATGGCCTCAGCCTTTCCCCTGGGCTCAACGCGTCCGCCACCGACCCCGCAACGGACGGGGCCAGCTCCGGCATTGTCGCATTCTCTACGGTCATGGAATGGTGACCCGCCGGGGCAAAGCGGCAGGGGGTCCGGCGGCCCGGTCAAAGGCAACCGTACTGCCCCGCGCCACACCTCGGGGAGACCAGTCCCTCGGCCGGCCGGCCACCTCCACGACCGCACAACTCATGAGGGCTCCACCTCCTGCAGCTCTCTCAACTTCCGGGCCAGCCCCTCCAGCATCTCGTCCACCTGCGACTGCACGGCCTGCTGCACGTCTCCGACGGCCTGTTTCGGGTCCTCCACCACGTCCGCCTCGGCCAGCTTCTCTGCTATGTCCGCAGCCGCCGCGTCGCACCAGCTTTCCATCTGGCGCCGCAGCCAGGCGGCCAGCATCGTCGTGTCCTGCTCGTATCGTGACCACTCGATCAGCTCCCCGCGCGCTTCCTTTTCCTTGCGCAGCGACTTCGCCATCTGCCGCAGCTCGCCGGTCAGCTTCTTGTATGCCTGCACGTCCTGCGTCTGCGGCGCTTCGGCGGCCCACATGCGCCTGAACAGCTTGCGCTCAAGTGCTTCCACGCGGCGGGCCGCGGCCTCCAGGCCCAGCTCGTCCGGCAGGTCTATCTCGCCCGCCTCGCCCGTCACGTCCGGCTCGGCCGCCTCGCGCTCAGTCTCGTCGTCGGGCTGCTCGTCCTCGCCCAGCGGCACGTTCGCGTCCGGTGGCGCATAACTCCGCGCCCAGCGGTCGCACTCCTCCGGGTCATACAGGTTGCGGTTCTTCTCCCCTTTGCCGGCCACCGGCAGGGGCGGCTCGCGGGTCCGCCACCGGTTGACGGTCCCGGCGCACACCCCGTATCTTTCCGCCAGCTCGTCCTTGTCCATCAGCGCGTCCCGATCGGGCTCCGGCGGCACGTCCAGGCCGTCCGGCCCGTGCTGGCGGGCCCAGTCGTCGGCCGCCTCCGGGTCGAACAGCAGCTTCGGGCGCCTCTGCTCGGCCGGCGGCGGAGGGTCGCGGCGGCGCAGTCGGTTTATTCTCTTCGGCTCCACGCCCCACCGCTCGGCCAGCCCGTGCTTGTCAATGAGCGTGCTCTCTGCCATCATGACCTCCGGCGGGGCCGGGCCCATAGAAAAAAGGCCGGGCGGGGGAGTGGCCCCACTCGGCCTGGCTCTATGGGCTTGTGGCGCGGATGGCCGGCGTCCCGGCCAGCCCGCTGCCCCGTATGTATTTTCTATGTATAGGCTATACGCTACATATCGCCGTCACAACCGTCTTTCCTACCACATTTAGTGTGGTCACGGGGGTTCAAACGCCCGCGGCCGATGACCTCGGTGGTCGAGAACCGTTCCCCGCAGGCGCACTCCCGGCGTCGGTGTATCCAGCCCTTGCGTCGCCGGGTGTCGATCACCTTGTGCAGCACCGTGGACCCGCACTCGGGACATGGTATGCCGCCAACCACGCTTGACCTCCTGCTGAAACCCTCAAAACGCCGGGCAAACGCCGCTTCTGCCGTCGCGTGAGCTTATCCAAAGCGGTTAATGTGGCCGGCAGGCATTGCGAATCGCGTCGCAGAAGTGAGTGTAATGGAAAGGGGTGGAGACAGCACGGATTCAAAACCCGAAAAATCTACATAGCGACGACACCCAACTATCCGATTGCTCCTCCGCCCGCGCCGCCTCTTTGGCATCCCGTAACCCGCAGCGAGCCTGAGCCTCCACTTTGTGGAATTGCCTATTCACGTCGAAGAACAAGAGACGCACATCGTGCCAGTCCGACAGCACTGTCCGGTAGCTCACCTTTGCCACAAGTGCGTTTCCATACCTCCTGAAAGGTACTATATACAGGTCCTCCTCCCTTTGTAGCCCTCTCTGTTCGTCCAGACCCAAAGCGTCGTTCAGCATGTGTGCCCGCATATCCAGCACGGCATTCCTCATGGCCTGCTCCCCGTGCGTCGTATGGTCGGCCTCGTCGAGCATGTGCACGATACAGTGGTCCTCGTGCACCTCGTCGCCCAGCCGGCGCCTGGGGCGGCCGCACAGTCTGCACCGGTAATTGTGGTCCGGCCAGTTGTCGTCATCCATCGGCTCCACTGTTGCTACCTGGTCGTTGATGACCTCCTCGTATCTGCGGCGGATGGCCTCCAGTTGCCGCAAGCGCGCTTCGAGCACCAGCGCATCTCCCCATAACTCGTGGCACTGGCAGTTGTCCAGCGCATTTTTTACCCATTTCGGCAAGTCTTTCATGGATTCTCTCCTCCAGTTTCTTTGATGACAACGACCCGCTCGCCCTCGTCGTACCACGTGGCCGGCGGCACGACGGAGGCCCCGGCCATCATCCTGAGCGGCACGCGCAGCTCGCCGCCGCAGTGACCGGCCAGGGCGTTCAGTATCTGCGAATAATATCCGGTCACCTCCCGATGCCGGTCCACCTCGTGGGCCAGCGCCAGTGCGTCCTCCGCCGTCATGGGCCGGTCCGTCGCACCCGGCCGCGGCAGGTGGTCAAGATTCACGGTATGCTCATGTTGTGCCATCACCTTGATCCTCCGACTTGAGGCCCGCCTGCAACCGGCCGTCACAGTCCCATTTTTCCAACCACTCGGGCGGCACGTCGACCCGGCCCTGCTCCTGTAGCAAAGCCGCCAGCAATATCCAGTAATTTATCCCGTCCTCGATCGTATCAAGTAGCTTCTCGTCCTCGACCTGCGCTTCTTTGTCCAGCAGCTCTATGGCCCGACTCAGCTTGTCGCCGAGCCGCACCAGCACGCCTTTGGGGGCGGATGTGATCTCCAGTGCCTCAGTCCTTTTCAGGTTCGCGAGGGTGTCCGTGTCTCCGCTGTAGTCATGCCCTTTTCGTGCCGACAGCCCCCGCGCATCGTGGCAAATCATCTCATGCAGTTTCAGATACGTGTCACGTTTCATCTCCAGGCTCCTCCATGAGGTTGGTGTAGCACCGAATCTCCATGCCTCTCTCGCGGGCCTCTTCTCGCTCGCTCCAGCAGCCGTCGCTGACCGTCCAGTGCGGCGCCAGTATGATGCCGTCACAGCGCCGCAGCAGCCGCTCGGTGTAGCGCAGCCAGAAGTCCTCGCCGCGGTAGTCCACGGGTGCACACCGGGCCACGTGGTGCGTCTGGCACACCGGCGAGAGCACCAGGCAGCCGGCCTCGATCAGCCGCGCCGTCCGCCGGCAGCACAGGTGATAGTTCTGCTGACGCGGCGTCCGCACCGGATGCGGCTCCTGGACCTCTCTGTAAGGATGCGCGAAATACCACAGCTTTTTAGCGATTGATGTCCTCCTCGTTATCACACTCAAAGTTTAGCCTGGCACATAGTGAAGGAGTATCACCCTCTTTCAGGGCCTTCAGCTTCCGCGCAATCACCGGCATCAGTCCCATCAGCTCCGCGGGCTTCACATCGGACCGATACATCCACTGCGCCATCTGTTTCGTAATCACATGTGCCCTGGGATTATTCCGTTCGAGGTGCATCCCCGCCTCTTCCATGCTTTCATGCAGCTGCTCAACGTCTTCACTCATACCAGCCTCCTCCTCAGAAATCGTGTAAGCCGGGTCAAAGAGCGGGTCGCGACCTTCGCTCACAAAGACCGCGTAAATGAAATACCATGTCCACACAACCAGGGCCACCGCCCAAACAACTATGGTTACCACCTGCGCCACCTCACTCATCGCTG